CACCAAAGTAATTACTCCACCCCGTCTGACTAAACGGCGAGAAAGTACCCTGCGTAGTGTTGCCGTTACGAGTAATCGTGAAGTTGTTGGTAGACGAGTCTAGGAACGTGTTGTTCTGTGCGCCGTTCGTACCATCTCCGGGTAGCAATAACGTGACACGGTTAAAGAACTCGTCAACAGCAGCAGCTATTGCGGTTCTAGCCCCCAACAGCATATTCATGATCCCACTCATGACACATTCCCTGTCACTACACAAACCGTACCGCTAATGAATAGGATCGTTGCTACACCTCTAGTCGCTAACGTCATCGTATCCTTGTCCGTATTCGTTCCAGCGATATAAGCCGTCGTAATCGAGCAGGTAATCGTGATGTTGCCGGTCGTGTTATTAAAGAGAGAGATAACGTCACCAGCAGCGAATGTCGAGTTCGGGATCGTGATTGATCCGCTAGTGCCGACACCCACAAACTCACCGATGTCGGTAAGTGCCAATGTGTATGAGCTAGTTTTGTCTGAGCCAGACTGAGGCACATTCCTATACCCAAGCGTTGCAGCGTCAGGCGGCAGCGTATAAGTATTCGTTCCAGCGGTAGCAGGCGCGTTTAACGTGGCCGAGCCCGACGTTGAGCCAGCGAGTTTCAACCTTGTCGAGTTGAACGTCTGGTCTGCCGTAAATGTAGTCGCTGTACCTGGCGCCACATAGTCAGTACCCGCCGATGCGTTAGCCAACGCGCCACCAGAGTTGGCCTTCAGAATCGCTGTGCCCGATGGCGGTGTTAGATAATCAGTGTCTGCAACAGCATTCGCCAGCGCGCCGCCAGAGTTGGCTTTCAGAATCGCTGTACCTGATGGTGGTGCGAGATAGTCCGTACCTGCCGTTGCCGCACTGAAGGCTGAACTGCCGTTACCTTTTAAAACGCCAGTTAATGTCGTAGCACCTGTACCACCATTGCCAACAGGCAGCGTACCTGTCACTTGAGACGCTAAGTTAATAGTACCCAGCGACTGTTTTAAGTTGCCGTTGGTGTCAAATGTACCGTCTGTCGTCCAGGTATCTCCAACCGCCAGTGTTACTTTAGCGATCGTGCGTTGTGTCGCATTGTTGTCGTACTTAACAAAAATCGTCACCGCAGCAGTGTCGCCGTTATAGATCGTGATGTCTTTCACGACACGGCGGTTCGATCCTGTCGGCGCAGGTACGACCGTCACATCGGTCGAGCCGTTCAACGCGCCGTCTGTTGCGCCTTCCGTAATGCCCGACCCCGCGTTATCCGCGTAAGTCGATACAAACGTCGGGTTCGTTGTGGCCGCCGAGGTGGACATTGCCACCTGAATGCTGATGGCGGTGCCGTCAAGAACTAAAGTTTTCATGTCTACCTCTTAAGATAAAAACCAAGCGTAAGCGCCGCCATCACCCGATCCGCCGCCTGTTGATGCAATCGTAATCGAGCCGGCGCCGTTGGTCACGGAAATTCCGGTGCCTGCGGTTATCGTGTTCTTCGTCCACAGACTGGTCGACTCGTTATAGATCAACACCTGACCGTTTGATGGATTCTGCGCTGAGACGTTGTGCAACTCGTCAAGCTCGTAACCGTTTTGAACGCGCACATAAATCTGACCATTGCCGTTGTTAGCACGTTCAACCGTTCCGATATACACCAAATGATTGGGTGCGTATGGCTTTGTCGCGGTCAAAGCGCCTGCTGTTGCGCCAAGATATACAGAGTCGCCCGCTGTGTACGAACCAAGATTCAAGCCGTCCAATACACCTTGGCAGATAACCATACCTGTGCCGCCAGCGGTGATGTTTTCAGCCGCTAGGCCAAAGGTTTTAGCTGATGTAGCGTCGCCTGTGTTGTTGGCCAACTTAACCGACACGCGGTCGCCAGTTGCGGAGAACATATACACCGCTTGACCTTTGGTAATCGTCGTTGCTTCCGCATTCGTCGCTCTGGCATACAACGTCTGGCCAACATTAGCCGTTATGGCTGACGTTAGACCGACAGCTAATGTGTTTTGATCGCTATTCCAATACAGACGGCCGACCGCATTAGTAACGGTTGGTGTTGTATCAAAATCAATGTAGTCGGGCGTGCCAAACGCTGTCACGCCAGAAATAGCGCCGGTATCACTAACAGTCACGACCGAATTCTGAATCAGCTTGCCGGTTGTCGTATCAAACCGAGCAATCGCATTGTCAGTCGCAGACGAAGGCCCAACAACATCGCCTGACCCTGACGGCGTACCCCACGATGCGTTAGAGCCATCGGTCGTTAAGAACTTACCTGCGTTGCCCGACTGATCCGGCAGACTTGCACCACCACCACCGCCGCCTGACGCGCCTTGATTGATGATGATCTTTAAGCGATCAGCGATATCTGGCGGCAACACTTCGCCGGCGTTGATCTGACGACCGTTCGACAACTCGATAACTAAGCTGTTGTCGAAGTCTAAAAATACGTTTGTGACAGATACGCCGTCTTGACCATCAACGCCGTTGACGCCGTCTTTGCCATCACGACCAGGGCGGCCATCTTTACCGTCTTTACCCGGCTTACCTGGCTCACCATCCTTACCATCACGGCCATCAATACCGTCTTGACCGTCTTTAATGTTGGCAATGCGCTGTTCTAGCTTCGCGCCGACGTTATCGAACCGGCCACGGATGTCAGACTCGACTTTTTTGAGCGCTTGAACGACCAAATCGACGTTTTTAGCGATCTTCTGCTTCTGAAGGTCTTTACTCTCACGGATAGACTGCTGAATGGAGGCTAACGCGGCGAGTTTTTCCTCGTCGGTCATCTCATTTAGGTTCGGGAGTAGGCTCATTTCAGCTCTCCTGCCAACGACTCAAGAAAATCATCCTCAATCTTGCTCAGATTCTCTCGTTTCGTTTCCATTTGAAGCTCAACAATCTTCGATTTGTTCTTGATGTCGGCTTCTTTCAGCATCAATTCAGCGATCTTGACCCGCTTGTCGAACTCTTTGGACGCCAGCTCATCATTGTTCGGCAAATTCTGCGTATTGGCCGCCATGATCTTCGCTTCCGTCTCGACGGGCTTCAACCGCGCCTCGATCAGCGTCTTCGTAGCCTCTGCACGGTTCTGCTCGGCTTGCGTCTGACTGACCGCGATCTGCGCCTGCGCCGCTTCCATCGCCAACTGCTGCTGCATCTGCGCCATCTGCTGCTGTTCTGGATTCGGCTGCGCCATTTGCGTCAGTGACTCCATCAACTCCATGCGGTTAGACAGCGAACTGTTGGCCACAATGCCCTTCAGGATCAACGGCAGCACCGGTGTGTCTGGCCCCAAGGTTTGCAACAGCGCAATGAACTGCGCCTGCTCGTACTCACGTGCAATGATGCCCAGTGTCGCAGTCGGGATGAAGTTCATATCCACCGACGGATACCGCTCGGGGTCGAACTGCATGTACCTAAACGCCGACTTCTTGATGAACGGCATCAAGAAGTCTTCTTGGAAGTTCACCAACGTGCGCTTGTACTTCTTGATGATCGAAGCGACCGCCATCGACATGCCGGCGTTGCCACCATCACGCGAGACTTGACTGACCATGCCCTGTGAGTCCAGCGTGCCCGTTGCCTGCAACAGCATCGTCTCAAACCGCTGGGCGGTGGCCAAGTTGTCGTTCGACGTCTGACCAAACTTAAACGGGAACAGAATCTCGTTCGGGTTGCCGTTGGTTAGAATCGCCTTGCCCGGACGCACTTCAAACTTCGCGCCACGCGGCAGACGCGTTGCATCCATCGCCATCATCGGTGCCGATGTCAGCGCCAGTCCATCCAGATGCGAGCGCACTTCTGCGTCAATCGCCTTCTGCATGTTGTACGCTTTCTCAACCGTCCCCCGTCCTAGCAGACGGTTGGGCACCGTATCGTCCTGGTACGACAGCACCGGACGATCCTTCATCATGTACGGGTTCTCTTCGGCCTTCAAGAGCATCCCGTCGTTGGCGATCACAACGATCGCTTCGACCATGTCGCTGTAGTCCTCGGCTGCTGAATCCTCCGGGAACAGATCGACCATCTCCTCGTCGCTTTCGTTCAACTTGGCGATGTACTCTTTAGGCACCAGACCGTAGTAGGTCAGAAGCTTGACCTTCTCATCCTCGTAGGCGCTGACCTCTTGCGTGGGCTCGAGATCAGTATCTTCATACGTCGGTGTGATGTTGACTTTGCGATAGATGCCGCGCTCGATGTTGCGCACCACCTTGTGGATCGATACGTACTTCTCAATCGCCACACCCATGCAGTCGTCGACCGACGTGCCGTTCGGGTCAAATAAGAAGTTCTTAGGGTTCACCGGCACTAACTTCACCGACACCCGCGGCTTCTCAATCACGCCAATGGCCGCCTGTCCGGGTTGCCCCGGGATCGGTTGCGTGGCCGGCATGTATTCCTTCTCCATGCTGACCACGATTTCACCAACACCAGTGCCATAGATTTCGGCTAACAACTCGATGTGATCGATAGATTTTCTAATCTTGTCCTTCTTGAAGTCTTCCATCAACTGGCGCTTTAGCATCTCCACGTCCAGTGGGCTGCCGTCGATGTCCTTCAAGTCGTCTTCGATGTCGAAGTACTCGCCCGAGCCAAAAATCGCCTCCATGATCTCGGCGTGGCGAGTTTCTACCGCCTGCTGCGTCATCGGCGTGACCAGGCGGGAGCGTTCAGAATCGCGGGTCTTGTCTTCGACTGCCCATTCGCCACGGAAGATACGTTCGTATTCTTCCCAGCTCGGCAGGAAATTGATGTCTCGGTAGGTACGCCACCGATCACAATGATCAGTCACGAAAGAAACTAACTCTTTATCGGCCTCGTCTGGCTGATCAAAGTCGTTTTGGTCCATCTCACACTCCAGCGATCACGTCGATTGGTTCCCAATCATCATCCGCGTCGTCCGCAAAGTAAGAGGTTACGGCCAACTGGTCTATGTAGGACAATGCATCGGGCAGGTCATCATGCACGCCCTGCGCAGGAAACAACAGCAGTTGGTCGAGGAATGTTTCCCAATCGCCGTCTTCGTTTAGCACGATGCGTCCATGCTCGAAGCGACCTTGGAGTCCCCAGATTATCCGGTCGGCCTTTTTTCGGTTGCCGTGCGTCAGGTCAACTATGTGCGAATATACATTATTCTTACGCATTAAGTCACTCAAATACGGCAAAACCGCGTTCTTTAGCGCCCCCCGCTCGATCCCCACGCTGAGTGGCCGGTAGTCGCGCATGGCCATCAGAATCTTCGCCGCCGTCTCCCGGATGTCCCACCGCCCGTGCCAGATGTCCTTTACCCACCACGTGCCGTCCTCGGTCACCTTCACAATCGCAATCGCCGACTCGTCCAGGCGCTTCTTAGAATTCGCCGCCTGCTTGGCCACTTCTTCAAACCCCGCCAGATCGACCGCCACGTAGTAACTGCCGTACTGCGGCTCGTCGCTGTACTTGATCCAATCTTCCTTGAACACGTCCGACCCGGCGTTGTCAAAGCTCGCCATGTATTCTTGCTTAAATGCAAACGTCGACAGGGTCTTCTTCGCCGACTCAATCTCAGTCGGGTCAATCAGCGGGTTGTCCTTGGTGGTGAAGTGCCAGCTCTTCCAGTCGCTGTCGTCTTGCGTCTGCCCCAACTTGTACAAGTCGTGGAACCAGTTCCGCCCCTTGGGCGTGCCGATGAAGAGCCCCCGCCCCTTCTTGTCACTTAAGCTCGCCCGGATGACCTGCTCCCACGCTTCGGGCTTGATGTCGGCCACCTCGTCCAGCACGGCGTAGGTCAAGCTAACCCCCCGCAGCGTGTCCGGCCGGTCGGCGCCCCTGACATAGATCGTCGCCCCATTAATCAGCGTGATGTCCTGGTTGTTGATGTGACTGCCGGCGATCACGTCTCGCCCTAAGTCTAGCAACACGTTCCAGATAATCTGCCGCGCCTGCCCGTTGGTGGGCGCCACATACAGCACGGCCGAGCCGGGCGGGCAGCGCAGCCCCTCAATCAGCAAAGTAGTCGCCGCCAGTCGGGATTTCCCGCACCGGCGCCCGGCCGCCACGACTTTGAAGCGCGTCGAGTCGGAGAAGACCGTCTGCTGCCATGGGAGGAGCTGAAAGTTAAGGTCAGCCATTAGTCCGGTGCCCCGAACGGGTCTTTGTACATGAACGCCGGCTCGAGCGGCATCGCCGGCGCCTGTTGCGCGCGCAGCATCTGCATGTCCCGATCCATTACCTGATGCAGCCAAGAATCTCGGGCGTTCAACGCGTCGCTCGTCGGGTAGATCGGCCACTTACCGGCGTTGATGTCTTTCTTCCATGTCTTCCACAGCTCGCCTTCGTCCTCGACGACGCGCCCGCCCACGAACCCCGGCACTGACACGAACTGCCCTTTGTACTTACCCGACGGTATCTGAATGCCGGTGGCGTAGATGGTGATCGGGTTGCCCTCGGCGTCGCGGCCGGGACTGGCCATATTCGCGCGGTGGTACATGACCTTGTTCAGCTCGGCCGGCGTTAGCCCCAAGCTGTCTAAATAACTATCCATTGATGTCTCCTTGGGGCTGGAGCGTCTCCATCTCGAGCGTCAGCGGCTCGGATGCGCTGGGCGCGCCGATCTGAAGTGGCGTGCCGTCCATGCCTGTAATGTTGATGGTGACTGCGCTGCGCTGGCCGTTGGTCTTCTCAAACATACTGACCGGGAGCGTGCGGTCGACGCACATCTTTAGCGCCGCCATCTGGCCTGGGTGGCCGTCCTCTAACGCAATGTCGATGATCTTTTGCACGACCGCCTTGCCGCGCCCCTCGATCATCATCCGGCGCAACTCCTTGATCTTCTGACTCTCAGTCATCGGCAGTTTGCGCGGTGCTTTGTATTCCGTTGCCATCGCTTTTTCTCCAGTTGGAAAGCTTCGAGCATTGTAGCCGGTTTGCTTTTTTTTGTGGGTAGGCGGTACCCGCGAATATTGTAACAGTGGGGCACCCCCTCCCCCCCATCAAGGTTAGTGAGTACTTACTATCGCTAAAAGCTAACGGCGCCTAGTGTCTGCCAGGTTAGTGAGTACTTACTTACGGCGGATTGCACGCGGCAATATGCATTTTACATAATGCTCGTTATGCGGACATGATGCGCGATTGCCAGGGGTTGATAGCATTTTGGTAACGGGTGCATGCGTGGGGCACCATTTCGCAGGTACCTGTACGGCCGCGGGCTTATATATCAAAAACCCTTAGTTATCGGATTTCCGTATATTCGAAAGTAATATTGCTAACTTGTCATCATCTTTGACGCCGGAATTGTAAAGCAATTGATAGCAATTTAGCACTACATTAATTCCCTCAGTAATATTTCCGGCGCCGGCGGCCGCTAAAATATTTAGTTGCTCTTGCGTCAATTTTCTATCGAATCTTTTGGGCGTCAATGTCGGCGGTTTAGGCATGTTATCAATATGCTATGAGGGCAATGAGGGCAATGCGGGCAATGCCTTTTTAATCGCTACCGCTCCAAGTGTTAAATGCGCGGCCGTGCAAAATTTCACAATCTAGCCCTATTTTATATATTTTCACTGACATCTGAAAACTGATTGCCCTCATTGCCCGCAACGCATGAAAACGTAGAGCCGGCGCGGCATTTGGTGCGGGCAATTTGTCCCAAAACCATTACCCGCATCATTGCCCGCATTGCCCGCAAACCCTTAGACTTTCTAGGGCTATTCAAAAAACTGTAAAATATTCCTTGACAGTCTAAATTTTTATGCTATCCTGCGCATGTAACACAATCTTTTACACTAAATAAACGAGGGGTTATCAAATGACAACGCAAACATACGCACACATCTACAAAGCATGCAACAAAACCTGGAATTTGATTCTGTCGACTTGTCCAATGATTCGCGCTGAATTCGTTATTGCCGAATATAACGTCACGTCGAAATCTGAAGCGAAACGAATCGCCAAAGAACACGGCGCCAAAGCCTGGAACTATTAAACCAAACCGGCCGGCGAAAGCCGGCCATCATTAGGGGCAAAAAATGATTAAACCTACCGTTGGCCAAAAAATCAAAATTCACGTTTACGGCCGCCTGCAGACTGTCACTGTATTGGCCGTACACAAATTCGGCACTATCGACGTCGAAACCGAATCCGGCGCGTGCTACCGCGTGTCGGGCCTGTCATTCATCTAAGGGGAAAACAATGAAACAAACTATTCTCGAGATTCTATTAGGCACGCTCGTTTTTCTGTATTTATGGGCATTTCTTTTCGTTTTGATGTCATTCTAAAAACCTGTAATAAGGGATCCGACCATGAAAACCGTACATTTAACTCTGAAATCAAATAACGTAAAAACCGGCCCGATACCGGTGTCGACGACGTCGGCCCTATCGTGCCCGAGCGCGTGCCCGCTCAAAAGCGGCGGTTGTTACGCCGACGGCGGCCCGCTTGCGCTCCATTGGCGCGCTGTCACGGCCGGCGAGCGCGGCCTGGATTGGCAAAGCTTCTGCGACGCTATAGCCGCGCTACCGGTCGGCCAATTGTGGCGCCACAATCAGGCCGGTGATTTACCAGGCCTGGATAACTCCATTAATCCGGCCGCGCTCGAAATGCTAGTCAACGCCAACGCCGGCCGCCGTGGCTTTACTTACACTCACAAGCCGGCGACGGCCGACAACCTGGCGCAGATTAAAGCGGCCAATGCGGCCGGCTTTACTATCAACCTATCGGCCAATGATTTGACGCACGCCGACGCGCTCGCTGATACCGGCGCCGGTCCCGTCGTCACAATTCTACCGATCGACGCCGGCGCTAAAAACCGCACGCCGGCCGGCCGCCTGGTCGTCACTTGTCCCGCGCAGCTGCGTGACGACGTTTCATGCGCCGATTGTCAATTGTGCGCACGGGCCGACCGGCCGACGATCGTCGGATTTTTGGCCCACGGATCCGGCGCCAAAAAAGCGGAAAAAGTATTTTTCATGGAAAAGGCGGCCTGATATGAAAACAATAACAGCTAAATACGACGGCTTTTGCGCGGCCACTGGCGCGCGCATATTGCCAGGCGACATCATCCAATGGAAACGCGGCCGCACGGTCCTATTACAGCGCCGAGCGGCCCGAATCGATACCGTGACGCTGATCGGCGAGCATGGGCCGCGCGATTATTACCGCAACGCGCGCGGCCGCTGCATTGATGCGCCTTGTTGCGGTTGCTGCACAATCTAAACTAACGGAGGGTAAACAATGGCTTATACATTAAAGCGCGCGATTAACGGACTAACGGATGAAGATATCAAGCGAATCTATGATCAAAACCCGAATTTGACGCTGCGCGAGCTGTCGAATTTAACGGGCTATGCAATACCGTATCTTAAGAAAATATTATTGGAGGGTTATTAAAATGAATCTATATCGCTTTGAATGCACAGTATGGGTGCGCGGTGAAAGTGAACAAGCCGCTTTTGATGAATTACATGCTGAAGCAAACTATCACTTCGGCCAAGATAATAACCTTGTCGCATTGGAAACTGACGGCGGCGAACTAGTAGAAGAGGGTTAACACTATGCAAACGATAATTGTCGACGGAACAACCTATAAAGTGAAATTTGATCGGGATCCGATTGAATTAGCCAAGCTTGCGCGCAAACCCTATCGGCCGAAAAAGCCAAAAGATATACGCAAATTTCCGACGTATACGCCGGCCGTATCGACGGCCGAGTATATAAAGCGGTTCGATAGCCTGAACAATTTGCAGGCGGTTCAATACGCTGGTGCCAGTACCGAAACGGCCGCTCAGTACGACTCCACAATTCCACTATGCGAGGTTTTCAATGATGAATAACAGACCCGAAGCGGTTCAGGCTTTGCTCGATTATGCCGAGCATACGTTAAACCTAAGCGAATCAGATACCGCCGCCGCGTTGATTATGGCCGCCGGTGTATTGGCCAACGGTAATTCCGACAATGTTTTTACGCTGATTAAAGCGGTAATTGATACGCATCAAATCATGAAAGGGTCCGACAATGAATGAAGCGAGAAAAGACGCGGCCGCTGTCGCCGGCGCTCGGCGGCCCTATGCCCACTATTTGGAGCGCGTCGAACAATCGATAGCCGATATCGAGTTAACGTGCTGGTACGATTTCGAGCCGGCCGATCGTTCCGTAGGTCTACCGGCCACCGCTTGGCTAATACACGCGCGGCCGGCCGGCTCACCCTGCGATATCGCCGATATCTTAGATTCGCGCGTAATCAAGCGCCTGGAGCGCGAAGCGGCCGAAGTACTGGACCAAGAATGCAACGATTCAGAAGGCGGCCGCTATGATTTTGATTAAACTTTTCGCCGCCGTGCTGATAATTCTGCGAAGATTGTAGCCGGCTGGTTTTCCCCTCGGCGGCGCCGTGCGGCGCAGCCTTTTGCCCCGATACTGTTTTCAGGTTCAGTATCGGGGTTTTTTATTTCACCAAGCGAACCGCGGCCGGTGCCGGGGTTTGCTCTACCATGCGCCGGAGTTCCGCCTTAGGTTGATCAACCATATCCGGGGCGCAAAAGAGCTGTTTTTTAGTTTGATGTTCGCGTGTACCTACGCGCCCCAAGTCCACCCAGCCGGCCTCGGTTAACGCGTGCAAAAGCGCAACCGGTGGAATTTTCACGCCGGCCGGCGCAGACCCTGCTAGCCGGTCACAAAGTGAGAAAAACGGAGACGCGACGACACCGGCCGCAAATTCACCCACACGGCCGGTAATGAGTTCGACCAAGTACGACTCGGCCGTGCTGCGGCCGTGGTCGATCATAATCGCCTTCGCTTCGGTCATCGGCGGCGCGGCGCCTGGGTTAAACGCTGAAACGTCACGGCCGTGTAGATAGGACGCAACCGCCGCGAAACCGCCTTTGTGTTTATACCAAGCCCACAAGCGCCGCGCGTCAGCCTCTGGTAAGCGGCCGGCGTCGGACCATAGGCAAAACCACCGCCGATCGTTAGTCGGGATTGAAATCGCGGCCCTCTCGTTTGAGAATGCCACCACGAGGACGCGGTTCGGGGCCATGTAAGGGTGTAAGCCCTTGCGGTTAATCTGTAAAAAGTCCGGCGGCGCTGCAATGATCGGTTTTAGACTATTCTCGAGTGCGCGCCGGTCACGCGCTTCACTCTGGCGCAGCTCGGCGATTTCCATTACTTCGCACTCGAGCGCGTAACCCCACTGGGACGTGAGTTCCTCGTTGCGCACCAAGCTGCAATTCTGCTTAGTGTCGCCGCCAATGGCCCAGAAAAACGGCGCCATCATGGTGTCTTTACCGCTTCCGGGTAAGCCGCCGACCAGGACGGCGTGATTGATTTTCACGCTCGGGTTTTGAATTTTGTAAGCGAGGACGTTCAACAAATGCTCGCGCTCGTCCGAGTTCGGCACCATGCGCTCAACATGCTCAAGCCACGGGGACGCGTCGCCGGGCACCGGTACCGGCCGCGCGTCGCGCCAGCGGTTGCCGTACTCGACGCCATCACGGCGCACTACCACGCCATCGCCGGCCGCGTAGGTGATGCCGGTCAAGGCCATTGCGCCCTTCGCGTCCCGGTTCTCGTCGAAACAGACGGACGCTTCAATTTTGCGGCCGTTGTGAATCGACGTGCAGTTGATATGCCGGTAAACCGCATTGAACGCGCTGCGCGTCTTTTCCCGTCGGTTAACTAAGTCGAAGTACGCCTCGTCTTCGATAACGTAGGCATACCGCGTATACCAACCCTCGCGCTCGACACGGGCCGACTGCCGGCGCTCGACGTCTTCGATTACGTCGGACGCCACGTCCGGGAACTCATCCGTCGGTTCGAGTTTGGCCAGCGCCATGTTCATTGTGCCGACGATCAGTTCCTCGCGCAGGCCGGGCTCGCGTTTCGGTCCACCGTTCGCAGTTACCCAGGCGAGAAAGTCGGTTGAACTCAAGTCGATGCAGTGCGAATGCAGGCAGCAATACGCCCGCGAGGACGGGTTGTAGCGCCCTTCCGGGTTGCCGTCCGTGTGCTGGTCCTTGTTCGGGCAAACGACGCCGGCCCAGCCCTCGCGGTTGGGTTTGGTCAGCACCAGACCATGCTCGCCCAGCCAGCCGAAGACGTCGTCGCCACCGTCATCCGCCAGTTTGATCGGGTTAACGCCGATCGACTCGACCGGCACCGGCGTGACGTTTAACGCCGTGCAGATTTCGTCTAGCGTGTATTCGCGCGTCGGGTGAAACTCGGTCAACTGCGCAGCAAAGCTATTGCGGCCGGGTTTTAGGTTAACCGAGCCCGGCAGGCGAAAGTTGCGCACCGGGTTACAGGCGCCTGGGTCGCTGTAGCCGGCCGCTGCGATCGCTTTGATGGCCGCCGCGTAGTCGGCTTTGGTCGGCTGCTCCGAGAACGCGTAGCCCCACTGAAACGATCCGGGCGACGTCTCCATGATCCAGGTGGGCGCTAACGGCGGCGTCTCAGGTGCTTTGGCCGGGTCGCCTACGTCATCCAGCACCATCACCAAGACGTACTCGCAATTCGCGGCGCTGGCACTAGGTTTGCCGTCGGTGAACCGATCGACGATAAACGACGCGGTGTTGCCGTACCACGCCTCGCCATCACGGCGCCGGTGATCAGGATAGAACGCAGGCCAGACGGCCTTGACCGCCCCGTCGGCGTGCAGTTCGACCTGTCCGTCTTTGAGTTTCGGCTTTTGCCGAACAATTAATAGGGTTTCGCCTTCAGGCGCGAGTTGTGTAATATAATTAACGAACTCCAAGTGCTTCTCCCGTAGTAGTTAAAGCCGCCCTGCCAGGCGGCTTTTTTATTTGCTATATCGGCTCATCACGTCCACTTCCGCATTCAGCGGTAGCCCTGCCGCCCATGCAGGCGGCGTACACATTACTTGCTTTAGGGTATTGGGTGCTTCAGGGTCTGCCGTCTCCAGAACGATCTCGTCATGCACATGCAGCACAACGTCATCTAATTGGCGTAAAGAATGCCGTAGCAAGTCGTGTGCGATTGCCTGAGTAATGTTCTCACAGGCCAACCCCTTCCACAAGCGCGCTCGCGGCCATTCTTTGGCGTCGGCCGCCGGTTTCCACGCCGCCTTGATATAGGTGATCTCGTCACCCTCGAACTTAGCGAATGGGTAACAGAGAATCCGACCCGAGGGCAGCGCGTACCAGAGATGCTGACCGTCGTAGAGATACGTCACGCGCCCGGCTGAGAACTCGCGCCCTGCGTTGCGTAGCGCACGCGTGTAGGCGTCCTCGAGCTTGGCCCAGTAACGCACCGCCCATGCGTTCGCACGGCGCCACGCGTCCACAATCCGCCGCGCGTCCGACTCGGGCATCATCACCCCATAAGCGCGGCCCATCGCAGCGAACGCGCCGATCGACCCGGCGAAACCTAATGACAGAATCGCCACCTTGCCGATCTGGCGCTGGTCTTTGTCGACCGTCTCCTCTGGCACGCGGTAGATGCCGGCGGCTTCCCGCTTGTAGATGTCGCGGCCGTCACGGAAGACCTGCAACACCTCTTCGGCCTGCGAATCGGCGGACGCCCACGCAGTCACACGGGCTTCGACCGCCGACCAGTCGGCGACAACGAACTGTTTACCTGGCGCCGGGATCAGTGCGGGCCGGAGCATTCCCTTGAGAACATCCGTAACGCGAACTCCAAATCTTGGGACGACGCTGTGGCCACGGACCATAGCGTGCCTAACGTCATCGGGCTCTGCTGCGCACTTCCGGGTGAAGTTGTGGACCTGGGCACCGTAGCTTGAAGCTCGTCCAGTAGCTGATCCGCCTGCGAAGACAAATGCACCTCGTACTCGATGATCGTCTTCGTCAGCCAGCTCGCCAAGGCGGCTGAACTTCGCAACCGACGACGCCCAGAGGTCATCCGCGCATTGAATGACGTCCGCAACATGGGCCGGAATTTCATCAGCATTCTCCTTGGCTAAGATGAGCAGGTTGGCGCGTACCGTCTTATCAATACTAAACTTCTTTTCGCCGTCCTTGTAGACCTCCATCAGCTTTAACGCCTGCTCGCCGACGCGCTCCATCACCCACGCTTTCATGCGCGGGCTGCGCACTGAAGAGATATCACCCTTGGTTATATCTTGCACCAGGTTCTCGATCTCTTCCATCTCGGTCGCGGCGTACTTAATCGCAGCCTGGGCGAGCGGCAGGTCAAGCAACACGCCGCGGTCGTTGATGCGCTCGTTGACGTGGTAGTCGAGCAGCTCTTCATCGGTGAGCTGGCGCATGGCCTTGCTGATCTCGCGCATGGAGCGGACATCTTGCTCGCAATACGCGATCATCTCGGCCATCAAAGATGGATCACTGTTGAAAGTGCCATCCGCACGTGGAATGGATAATGCTCGAATAAGTTGCGATCCTCGGTGGTCTTTGCGCATGTTGCTGCTGATGGCGCGTCCGACATCTTCGAGAGACCCGGGCAGGCAATTAGCACGCGCTTGAGCCGCGGTGCAGTAGAACTGCTCGAGTTGAAAGTCACACTGTAAGACGTACCAAAAGATAAGACGTTCGAATGCAGCGTTGTGGGCGCGTATTTGCCCTGCGTGATTCTTAACAGAATCCGGAAAAGGCTGGTCGGGAGTCCAGGTGATAACGGGATCGTCATCAAACGCGTAGGACATACATAACACATCCGTGGTGCCGTCTTGTGCATAGTTATAAACTCCACGCGAGAACAGGTCGCACTTCGACCGTGTTTCGAAATCAACCCAAAGAATTTTCATAGTGTAGGGGTGGCTCCGGTCATTCGACCGCTATCAGGTAGATCCGACCAAGGGTACCTAACATCAAAATGACCAGAGCCATAGAAAGGGTGGGCCTACTCGCTGCGCCTGAAGCTTTCTCTGTGCCAGTGGTGCGTTCTGGCGCTCTTCAGTATCCGCTTTCGGCCCGTAAAACTTAACCGCGACGACGACGTGCTGGCGCAGCGTCAGCTTTAGGTTCTTCACCTTCGGCCTTGCCACCGTCCATGCTCATCCACTCTTGCACTTCGAACACCGGTGTATAGATTTTTCCGTAGCTCTTGTGCGTATAGTGATCGCGCTTTAGCGTGACGACAGGTACTGGCTTGCTTTGATCGCTCTCAACTTGCTGCGCGATCGCAACGGCCAAACCTTGCACGGCACGCTTGCCGCCGACTGACGTGACACTGTAGCGCACTTCAAGACCGTTATCGGGTCCGCTGATGCACTTCAACGACATGCCGACCTGCGTCTCCCACCCACGCTTGGCGCCTGCGGGTGCAGATTCCATCTCTGGCAGCGGATGCGATACCGACACCATCTTCTCGCCCAACACTTCACCGTCGCCCCACGCGATATAGCCGTGGACGAACGAGAACGGATTGACAGCCCAGAGGGTGCCTTCGTCCACTTCGGTTTGGTCTGCGCCAAAGACCCAGTCACCGCGCTTGTCCATCTTCAAGATCACGCTGCCGGCAGGGCCGACATCTTTCTCGAGCTGACGCAGAGCAACTGACAGGGAAGAAACAGGAGGGAGGTTTGCTAATTCAAAGGCCATGATAGTTTCCTTTATTGGAGTTTAGAAAGGGCCGCAGTCAACTGCTTCCCGATTTGTAATACCGCTGGCCTCGGATCAGACTCCGGTGCCAACGTACTACCTGACGATACCGTGATGACGAGATCGCTGGGTAATTCTTTGCCGTGCTTCTTCAGCACTTTTTCCATCTGCGCAGGCGACTTTAATTTCGTCTCATACGCGTCGGTGATTCCATTCACATCCGCCCACGCTTCGACAGCGCCTTCACTTGCCCACTGCCGCGTGCCGCGTTTTGGAACCAACTTGTAACCTGGAACCTCTGCGCCTGATTCTAACACTTGAAACGCCAGCGCCCGAAGGTCTTTAATCCAATCTTCCAACACATCGGCCTTCTCGAGGTAGGCGGCGAGTTGTTCTTTATCGAGGTTGACGATCTGCTGATGCACTGCGCGGTCCACCGCGCCATTCATTTGTGGGCAGATCGGTTTCGCTGCGCACCAGCGGCAATGGTCGCCCGTCTGCATCGGCGCGCCGTCTTGCTGCGCACGCTTTACTGCCTTGGCGAGTTCTTGTTCAAAAGAAAGAATCCGTGCCTTAGTAGTAGTCCAGCGCCGGACTTCTGGCGGCTGTACGATGATGAGTTCAACTTCATCGGCGCCCTCGAAAACCCACTTCGACGCTTCGGTTCGCATGGCAGCGGCAGCATAAAACATGAGCTGATCGTTTTCCACAGCATCCACAAGTACACCATCGCCAAATTTCCAATCAAGAACGATGGCGCGTGAGTCCTGACGCCCAAGTAAGTCAGTGCTGCCAAAGACACCAGGGAGAAAATCACCAAAGCCCACACGCGTCTCCACCATGTACTCCATTCGCTTGCCCGGATCAATGACATCGAGGGCCGCGAGAGCGGGAATAATTTTCTCATCGAGCAACTCCTGCGTGAGAACCTGATCGTTGTACTTGGCGCCCAGACACTGCGCGGGCGGCTTGTCGAACTCCAGTAATTCAGCAATCACATTGTGCAAGAGCGTACCACGGTCGGCGTGTTCGCTCGATGGACGCGGCGGCATCTGCTGCACCAGCTTGACCGACGCCGGGCAGTTGATGACGCGCTTGGCGGTGCTGCCGCCGACGATATTGGAATGGTTCACTGTACCTCCGTTTACTGTTTGAGCCTCGACTGTACCGCCGCAAATAATCCTTGTCAAATACTTTTTTAGCCCTTATATTTTGGACATGCGCGAATCTGAAGTCGAAAATTATTTGGTGTGGACGGTGGAAACCTTGGGCGGCCGCGCTTGGAAATTCAAGTCGCCCAACCAGCGCGGGGTTGCCGATCGGATTGTGTGCCTGCCGAACGGCGAGACGTGGTTCATTGAATTGAAGCGACCCAAGGGCGGACGATTAGCACCTTTGCAAGCATTGTTTCGCGACGAAGTAATCAAATTACAACAACGCTACGCGTTACTGATTAACCTACAGGAGATTGATGAATGGCGTCGTTTATACCTCACCCGTTGTTCGACCGAATCATAGAAATTTACAAACTGAAAAACGACGCGGCGTTAGCGCGCGCATTGAAGATGTCGCCGTCTAACATTAGCCGGTATCGCTCACGCTACACGCCGATCCGCGCGCACGTCATCCTGCGCATTCACGACGCGACCGGTTGGCCGATCAAGACGATTAAGGAGTTGTGCGAAGATGCTTAAACTACGTCCGTACCAGGAAGAGGCCGCTAATTTCTTGTACGAGAACGATCGTGCATTGGTGTTAGCGCCTGTGGGCGCCGGCAAGACCGCGATCACATTGACAGCAATGGAAGACTTCATCATCGATGGCATGGCGCAGCGATTTCTTGTGTTAGCGCCGAAGCGTGTCTGCACCAGCGTCTGGCCGGTGGAAGGCTTAAAGTGGGCGCTTTGTTTGAACATCGGTGTTGCAATCGGCACGTCTAAGCAACGGCAAGAGATTCTCGAGGATGGCAGCTATAACGTCGTCGTGATTAATTACGACAATTTGCAATGGCTGGTCGGGCAAGATCTGTCGAGCTTTGATGCGATCGTGTTCGACGAACTGACCAAGCTCAAAAACCCGTCGGGCAAACGCTTCAAGGCGTTGCAGCGGGTGATCGAACAGTTCCCAGTGCGCTGGGGATTGACCGGGTCGTTCACCAGTAACGGTCTGGAGGATGTCTTCGGTCAGTGCAAGATCGTCGATGAGAAGTTACTCGGCCGCGCCAAGGGCGCGTTCCTGCAACAGTACTTCGTCTGCACCAACCGCGACTTCGGCGACTGGGCGCCACGCAAAGGCGCGCTGGAGCAGGTCATGCGGCGCATCAAGCCGGCCACTTACTTGCTGGAGCCGGGCGACTACAAGGACAAACTGCCGCCGTGTCACGTCGTCGAGCTGCGCTGCGAGATAGACGATCGTCAGCCGTATGAGACGATGAAGCGCGACTTCGTGGTGGACTTCCCTGACGCCCAGGCGGTGGCGGCTAACGCGGCCGTGGTGACTAACAAGCTCCAGCAGATGGCGTCGGGTTTTGTTTACGACACGACGAAACTCGCCAGCGCCATGCCCGGCAAGTTCACCGTCACCAAGAAAGCGGTGTGGTTCAGCAGTCACAAGTTTGATTTGTTGCATGACCTTTTGGAGGAAAACCAACATGCCAATACGATCCTGGTTTACCAGTTTGAAGAAGAGCTTGCAGAGATTAAAAGGCGCTATCCACAGGTTCAGACATTGGATGACGTGGACGCGGTGGAGCGTTGGAATAAAGGGTTGGTCGAGCTTATGGCCATTCACCCGAAAAGCGCGGGACACGGACTCAACCTACAGTACGGAGGAAGCTGCATTGCTTTTATATCCCTACCGTGGTCCCTGGAGCTGTACGAGCAGACCGTCGGACGTCTGCATCGTTCCGGGCAACTGCGAGAGGTATGGGTGTATATCCTTATGGCACAGAGAACGGTCGACGAGAAAATCTGGGCCGCCCTGCACGACAAACGAGCCATCTCAGACATCGCATTGGAGGCATTGAAATGAGATACCTACTTTTACTGCTGCTGGCCGCGCCGGCTTTTGCTAACCCGAACAATATGACCTACACGAACGGCGTCGGCCTGCGCACCGTGCTGACCTACGAGCGCCGCGGGTCGTGCTGGGATCGGCACATGATGTTCGAGGTGGACTGGCAGCACCGGGCGACCTACGGTTGCTGGTCGGAGTCGCAGGGGCTGGTCTACATTGACATGCAGGATGGCGAGAAGCGCGTCATGCCCAAGGTGCTATTCATGCAGACGCCCGCGACAGGGGCACAACTTAAAGTGGGCGGTGACCGATGAAGCGCCTGGATTACTGGAAAGCGCAACACAAGGCCGTGCGGGCAGAATACCGCCAGCGCAGCAAGGAATACAACCAAGCGGCTCGGGCATTGTTTCGAGCCAGTCAGAAACTTGATCGAATAGAGGTAAAAATTGCAATCGAAACATCTAAGCTGGCGCGCGCTTAACGACCGCCTGCCGTCCATGACGGAGGAAGAGGTCTTCGCGCTACTGACGCACGAATCTATACATGAGCGCCGCAGCTCCATTTTGCAGCGCCTGCACCAACGCTATTGCGCCCTACGCGACGCACGGGAGCGGATCGAGATCATGGCCAAGGCGGTACGACCATGAAATGTATGCAGTGCGGTGAACGGACGTATGTTGTCAATGTAATCAACATGGCCGGCGGGCTGCGCCGCCAGCGCAAGTGCAAGGAATGCAAGTTTAATGCCTACACGGCCGAGGTGTGGCTAAAAGCAACGGTCAACGGCGCGGAGCCGGTTTATACTAAAGAGGAGGCAGCGTTAATAAAAAAGAAAGATGTTGACGTTCGCCGGGCAAATGAAGACAGGAGAAAAACCGATGCTACATAAGGGAAGATTCATTCAAGATAATGTTGTGATCAAACCGGCGCCGTATGACACCGGCAAGGTACGGATCGGCGTGTTCTACGATCCGCCGCTGTTTCAGCGCGCGTCGACGCCTGAAGAGCGGTTTATGCAGGACGTGGTGCTGGGGACGAAACCCTATAAAGAGTCGTCCATCACCAAGCTCTTAGGGAGACTGCTACGGATATGAAAGACCTTGTGGTGGTGTACTACGCGGCCATCGCGGTGGCCACGTTTACCTT